AATTTGATTTTAAATGCTCGCTTATTTTAAGGCAAGATATTTTAAAGTTTATTTTATCTTCTCTATTCCTAAGAAACCAAAAGCCATCTAAATCTTGTCTTAACTTTGCACCATCAAAATGTATGCTGTTTAGTTTAGTAGGGTTAGCATCGATTAGAAAGAACTCTCCGTCTTTACAGATTATATTATCAAAAGTAAAATCACCATGAATAAGACTTCTTGGCATTTTATAACTGAGCGAAGATGCTATAGTGCTCAGATTAATATGATCACCAATCTCAATAACTTTATCTTCAAGTTCCTTAGTAAAAACATATTCAGTAGAGATTGATAGACACCAATCAAAGTAACCCTCTATAAATTTAATTAGGCTATCTACGCCAGCATTACCTTCATGTTCTAGAAACGAAGCAATATCGTCACCATTAATATACTCCATAACAATACTTTCATCTGTCACTTCAAGTATCTTTGGAGTATTGAATGGTAACTCTTCTAGTATTCTTGCACTCTCTCTTGCTTTCTTATAACCACTTTTTATTACAGTGTTATTGTCATAAAGAGAGACTGAAGCACCACTATGTCCGTTCAGCTCTTTTAGTAATCGCATATTGTAATGTGCGTCTCAATTCATCAACGTCTACTTCCATATGAGCGTTCTTTGGTTTAGGTCGCTCAGGTGGAATATCTTTTGTTTGCGCTTCTATAGTATACCAATTTAAATCGCAAATGTCAGCAATATTATTCCATCCACACTCTTCTGATACTTCAAACGAGTGATTAAAATCTAAGACTATACTATCAGGTTTCATTGCATGAGTGTGAGTAAGACCAGCTCCAGTTGGCGATACGATAATGTCAGCTGCAGAAAACAATCTAAGTTTTTCTTTCAATGGCATGTTAGCCATACTATTATCTTTGTGAGTGTTAAACGGTACAAAGTCAAACTCTTCTACTAACATATCTATAACAGCAGGTTCGTTTTTTACATTCCTTGCCACAGCATCGTTACGTGAAATATAAACTCTCTCGTGCTCACCTTCTGTTTCAGGTAAGAGATTATCTCTGAGAAACTCAACAGACCAGGAAGCTACTTTACCTCTATACGATACCGCCGGATAGGTAACAGCGTGAACTTTTTTAGCTTTAATAACTGCAGGAGTATCTACTACGAATATTCTGTTTTTTATATCCGGGAAATAGTTTAATGAGTCTAACTGAAAGTTTAGAAGGGTGTTAGTTACGATAGGTATATCTGGAATAGTTCTAAAAGCTTCTATAAGAGGTAGATCTTCAAAAAACCAATGCCAGTATTGACCGATGTTAAACCAAGTAAAGCATTCGTCTAATTTATAATTTGAAAAGTAGTCACTCTCAATATCAATATTGAACTCACCACTAGCATGTGACCAGAATGGACTTTTTGCTCTGAAGTTGTTTGCGTCTTTAGTAAAACGTTCATGGTAAAATTTACTATCTTTAACTACACCGGCAAGACCGTGCTCCCAACTACCACTAGTTAATACACAATCTTCGAATGCTACTATTTCACAAGAAGGAGCTGTGTATTTAAACTCTCTATCGCTAATAGAATATTTTCTATGTTCCGATGGATGGATCTCAACACCGCTAGGTGTTTTCGTCTCCGTTACTAACATAATTATCTCTTAATGTTTTCACATGAGCAGAATGTATTTTACATCCTATAAACTCATTATAGTATTCATCTTTAAGCAATACATCATACTTAAATTGTAGTTTTGCTTCCCAGTATGCACATTCACCTTTCGATTTACAGAGAACTAATACTTCCCTTTTAAATCTATCTTTACCTGATTGCTCGACGAGTAATTTAACTTCTTCGCTAGAACCAAAATAGTCTTGCCAGTCTGACTCAACCATTTTTATTCTTCTATTTTTCTTTCCTTTTAGAGGTGGAAGTCTTCTTTTGTTCCAGAAAAATTTTTTTCCGATATATTTTTTATCGTTAGTTGTATCAGTTATTTGGTAAACAAAACCGTAATAATCTTCTATTTGTTCACTTGTAAATGGAAGACCCTGGTACGACCAATCACTCGTCATCTTCGTCAAAGTCAAATCCTTCAACATTCATTTCATTATAATCTTGCGACTGTGATGAACAGAATGGACAGTACATTGGTTGATCGATTACATTTTCTTCATCGAACGTTACCATATACTCCACGCCGCAGTCATCACACATAAAGTCCTTTGTTACTTTGCTTGACATTTAATACTCCTAATTTACGAAGCTACGCCCCATACATCATCCCATTTACCGGACAATGCACCTCGGGCATAATCAGTTGCTCTATTCTCAAAGAAGTTAGTGTGCGTCGGCGCATTGATCATTTCTTCTACCCAGAGCAACGGGTTGCGTTTTACTTTAAATATACCTCTCATTCCTAAGCTAATAAGACGTCTATCAGCGATATATCGAATATACTTCTTAACATCTTCTGCTGTTAGATTTTCCATATCACCCATAGCGAATGAAAGATCAATAAACTTATCTTCTAACTCTACCATTTTCTCTGCAATGGTATATATTTGACCTTTGAGATTGTCATTCCAAAGCTCGATGTTTTCTTCTATATATGTTCTGAATAATTTGATCATTGACTCAGCATGCATAGTTTCATCAACAATCGACCAAGTAACAATTTGACCCATGCCTTTCATCTTACCATGGCGCGGAAAGTTAAGTAGCATAATGAATGAACTGAATAACTGCATGCCTTCAGTAAATGCCGAGAACGCTGCAATATTAGTTGCTACAGATTCTTTTGTACCGTTAGCGTTAGATAAGTTCATAAAGTACTCATGCTTATCTTTCATTGCTTCGTATTCAAGAAACTCGTTATAAGTAGACTCAGGCATACCTAGCGTTTCAATAAGATGTGAATAAGCAGCAACGTGTAGTGCTTCTCGTGCTGCAAAACCAGCCAGCATCATTCTTACTTCCGGTTGTGGAAAATATGGAAGATAGTTATTTACATAACCACCAGCTACATCAATATCTCCCTGCGTAAAGAAACGAAAGATGTTAGTTAGAAAAGCTTTCTCAGACGGCTGTAGTTTTGTAGACCAGTCCTTAACATCCTCCATCATTGGAACTTCGGTATGCAACCAATGACTTTGTTCGTGCTTTAACCAGGCTTCATATGCCCATGGATAGTTGAACGGCTTGAAATAGCTTCTTTCATCCATTAATGATTTCATATTTTCTCCTCGTACCTTAATTTAAATGCTATTGTTGTTCTCAATCCATTATAGATATTGTTTGGTCCTAAGCCTAAATGATTAGATTTTGCTTTAAACAGTATCCCACTGTTTGGTATATATACAACCGGTCGCTCTACTTCATCTTCAAACAACGTATATCCACCCCATTCTTGCATCCATATAGGATTACTATAGTATAAAAAAGTATGTGTATTTTCTTTGTTATGTGACACATGGTCTTTATGCCAATCACCATCTTGACCTTTTGTTTGACCATTGGCATAAACATCCTGTAGCTTATAGTTTTCACCTATTAGTTTTTTAATTACATTAAACATTACTTCTGCAATTTCTGGTACATCCATTAACGGGTGAAACCAGAAAACATTAGTATCTGGATTACTAAGGCAAAAGTCAGATGATTGAGCATTACTTACTCCTCCATATCTCCAATGCTTAGATCGAATCAATTTATTAAAAATATACTCTTGTTTTGCTTTGGGCAATATATTATAATAACGGCTATACATCTAACCCTCACAAGCTAGGCATTCAGTTCCTTCAGCTAATGCAGTCATATCTATCTCTTGAATAATTTCTCTTTCGATTCTCTTTGATACTTTATCTGCTTTTCCAAGCTTCTCTGAACGACAATAATAAAGAGTCTTAAGACCATTCTTCCATGCCATAAAATGTGCAGCATGTAGATACTTCTTATGAGTGTCCGGTCTGAAGAATAAATTTAGTGATTGAGCCTGGTCAATATACTCTTGACGTTTAGAGGCATGATCAATAACCCAACGCTGATCTATTTCCATAGCAGTCTTAAATACATCTTTTTCTTCTTGAGACAAGAACGTTAGATGCTGACACGAGCCGTCATTAGAGATTATTGATGACCAGATCTCATCGTACGATATTTTTGTATTACCGGCTTCAATTTTTCGCTTAATAAGTTCGTCCAAGTATTTGTTTTTGTTGAGATAAGCTCCGCTAAGCGTGTCTTGCCTGTAAGCATTTGCTCTAAATGGTTCAATACTAGGACTAGTGTTACCCATAATGATAGAACTAGAAGCGTTAGGAGCGATAGCCATGACATGACTAAACCTTCTTCCTGTATCACCTGCGTCAGGTGCTTCACCGCGTTCGGCTCCGAGCTCGAGATTCGCTTCATCTAATTTACCTCGAATATGTTTAAACATTCTAACGTTAGCGCTAGTTGCTTGCCAAGACTCCCAAGCAATATCATTCTTCTGCAAATAGGCATGAAAACCTAGAGCACCAATACCAATACTTCTTTCTCGCGATGCTGAAAATTTAGCTCGCGATACTTCGTCAGGAGCGTTGTCAATAAAGTATTGTAATACATTATCCAACATTTCGGCAACATCTTTTAAGAATATTGTGTTACGAGACCACGAATCATAGTGCTCAAGATTAAGTGACGATAAGCAGCAAACGGCAGTTCTGTCTTTATCTGTAGGTAAAATAATCTCAGAGCAAAGATTAGACTGATTAATTTTTAGACCGAGCTTCTTTTGGTATTCAGGTAAATGTTTGTTGCTAGTATCGATGTAGTGAATATAAGGTTCGCCTGTCTCCATACGCAGTTCAAGAATCTTTTGCCAAAGAGCTTTGGCTGATACTGTATCACGAATCTCTCCTGAGTGTGGGTCTACCAAATTCCATCTGTCATCTGCATCTGGATCTTGCATGCAACGCTCAATGAGCTCCATAAAGCGATCTGTAATATTAATGCCGTGATGAAGATTGAGACATCTTACATTAGG